CCCGGTGCCGTTCAGCCGCCCGCCGTACATCACATTGCCCGCACCGGTCTGGAACTGGCCGCTGCCCGGGGTGGGCGTGTTGCCAGCTACGCCCGGCATCTGGTACTCCGCTGGGGCCGCATACCCGTAGTCGTTCGCCTGGGTCCAGTCGGCCGGGCCACTGACCTGGTCGTGCGCGGTCTCGGTGACGTAGCCCTGCTCCATGCCCTGCGGCTCATACATCGACTTGTAGAAAGTCGTCTTGGAGAACACGATCGTGTCAGCCGCGCCACCGATCGCCGGCTCACCAGTGCCCGCCTCGTTCGGGACACCCTGCGTACCTGGGGCACCCGTACCACCAAGCGCGACACCCGTGAAGGACTCCCGCGATGGGTACTGCCCCGGCTCGTTCGTCGCACCTACGTCGATCTCGCTGGAGGTGGGCGAGCCGCCAGGAGCGCCTGAGCCGAAGTTCTGCTCGGGCAGGCCGAAGTCGCTCCACTCCGTGGTCGGGTACTGGCCCGGCTCCTCGGTGCTGTTGCTGCCGTAAGTTGCCATCCCTCAGCCTCCTGCTGTGGTGATGAACCCCGCCCGCCAGGCCCTTGGAAGAGCGGGCGGGGCTCACGTACTTAGGTAGCCGGCCCCTGGTATGTCTTGATCGCGCCGGTCTGGTCAACCAGCGTGCCGTCGCCACGGATGATCGCCCGGAAGGCAACCAGGTCGGTGCCGAACAGGAAGTCGTCCGACCGCTCGAACCGGACCGGGCCGACGATGCGGACGAAGAACTGGCTGAAGTCGCCGAACGCGATCGACTTGGCGCCAGTGGCCACCGCCGGCATGAACGGGTCCGCCACCAGTGGCTTGCCGAGCAGCAGGTCAGGCGACCCGAGAACCATGCTGGGCTCCCAGATGGGCCGCGACTGGCCGTCGAGCAGCAGCCGGAACCCGCCGATCGCCGCGTCCCTCGCCAGCCAGTAGCAGGACTTCGACTGACGGTAGGGGGCGATGACCGAGTATTCGAGGTTGACCAGGTCGCTGTACTGGGCCGCGCCGCTCTTGCCGGTCGTGGTGCCGGTGACACCCACCGTGGAGGTGGCCATCAGGCCGTTCGGCATCGTGGTGCCGGTGCCGGTCACCAGGTCGGAACCAAACTTGTTGCCCAGCGCCCGGCCGGACTGCATGGCCAGGTAGCCGACGAGGTCCACACCGGAGTCGTCCAGCAGTTCACGGGCGACCTGGAGCAGGATGCCGTACTTGAAGGCACCGAGGGTGATCAGGCCGAACGTGGGGTCGGACGCCGCCAGCGCTGCCGTCTGGGCGGCTGCGGCGCTCACCGAGGAGTGCGCGGTCGTCTTCGGGATCTGCAGGTTCTCGCCGCCGGCAGTGTTTAGCACGGTGGGGCCGCATTGCAGAATTCCCGAGACTTCTATCAAGTGCGCGATCAGCTGGTCATAGAAGTCGGTCGGGACCAGGTTGCCACCGGAGGTGACAGACGTGGACACCAGAGTCCGGTACTCGGCCTCGGCCCTGCGGACTTCGGCCAGGTTGACCGGGCCGTAGTTCCAGTTGATCCGGCTGTTGTCCGGGCGGGACACCTCGAAGGCGCCACCGGGCGCGTTGCCCCGGCTGTCGCCGAGCAGGAACTTGCGCAGCTCGGTGTTGAGCATCTTGACGGCCGGGTCCTTCGCCATCTTCTTGCCCTCGGCGTCGGCGTGCAGGCGGTTGAACGCCTGGTCGGCCTCGGCGGAGCGCTGCTCAGCGTCAAGCGCGGACTTGATGCGGGTGTCGAGGGTGTCCATTTCCTCGTTCAGGACATCCCACTTACCCTGCTCTTCTGCCGAAAATGCCCTGTTCTCGGTGGCGGCAGTGTCGGCGAGCGCCTTGCACTGCTCCCACACGTTGAGACGCCGGTCCCGCAGCCTCTTGGTAACTTCGCTGGCCATCTGGCTCCTCCTCGAAGCCCGTAGGGATGTGATCCCCGGCGGGCTCCAGCCAGGAGGCGGGGAATTACCCCGGCCCTGCGGCCTATCTGGACGGGATGGCCTACTCCGTCCTCTGGGGCGATCCTACACCAGCGGTCTGCCCCTGTGGTGGGTCACCAGCGGCCTGTGCTGGCATTCCTTCAGGCCCGCCCTGGTGAGGGCGCGGCGGATATACAGATCGCAGTAATGCCACAGCGGCTCCGGTGGCATGTGATCCGCCTTCGACACGGACTCGGCGATCTGCTCAGTGGGGAACTCGCGCTGCAGTTCGGCGGAGAACCTGGTGCAGCCGAGCGCCTGGGTGATCAGCGGCGCGTCAGGCCACCCGGGGCCGTACTCATACGGGAAAGTACACCAGCCGGACTTGCAGGCTTCGAGCTGCGGCACGACCTCATCGTGGAGTTCCATGTCGTGCTCGATAATCAGCAGGTCATCCCAGCCGGTCCACCGCTTGCTGATCTCATTCCAGTAGGCGTCATCACCGAGGCCCGTCCACACCAGCTCTGTACCGGGCGGGAGGGTGGCCTTGCAGGCTGGATGCAAGCTGGTGTAGAAGCAGGCGGCCCGCAACTAGCCCTCTTCGTCCCACTGGTCGCGCCGGCGGAGCAGGATCGACGTGAGCGCGGCCGGGCCGAACAGCCCCTTGCGCGGGCCAGCAGCCGGCATGGTGGGCCGGTCGCTGCGGACGAAGAACTTGCGCAGGTCGTCGTCGGCGGCGAACGCCCGCACCTCTTCGACCTCAGCCTGGACATAGTCGGCGATCGAGTACAGCGCCGCGTCGAACGCCCGCAGCATCGAGGTGGTGTCGCCGTAGCCGGGGGTGAGCACGGGGGCCACGTCGATCAGGTCACCCGAATGCAGGGTCCGCAGCGCCAGGCCGTCGCGCCAGTCCCACTCGTCCCCGCCTGGGTGGCAGCGGAACGCGAAGCTGGAGTACCGGATGTCGCGCCGCTCGACCAGCTCGCGGATGTCAGCGCGGGACTCGGGCGGCTTCACCATGTAGTCGAGGCCGATGCGGTCCGGGCTGAGCCGCAGCGTGTCAGCCTCGGTCGTGCCGAGCACCATGTTCGAGTCGTGGTTATACCGGCAGACGACCCCGGTGGCGTCGTCAATGTTCTTCCAGCCGCGCGACTGCACCTCGTTGAAGAACGTCGGCATGACACGCTCTTTGAACCCGCCGAGGTTCTTCGACTCGCGGGGGATGAACACGGTGGCGTAGCCACCGATCCACCGGCCTTCGGTGCCCATGTCACGCATCTCGATCGGCCGGTCCAGATCGCGGAACTGGCTGGTGATCCGCACCTCGCGCCGCTCGTAGTCGCGGGACATAGACGATTCGCCGACGTGGACGCCGAACTTCTTGGCCATCGTCCTGATCTTGGCCATCGCCTTGTCCCCGAACGGGGACGAGCTGGCGCGGGCGAGGGCGTTACGGACATGCGAGGCGTCGTGGACGGGGAAATGCCGCAGCGAGCGGGGAGTTGTCTTCCCCTCCTGGTCTTTGGTGCCTCCCGGCTCGATGTAAGCGAAGGCACTGTCCGGGAGGTCGTTGGCCTCGGAAGTCGAGATGGCCGCCATTAGTGCGCCTTCCCATTCATGGCGGCCCTGGCCGCCGGGACGAAGTCTTCCGCCTTGCCGTGCAGCAGGGCGAGCGCGGCCGGGCCGAACAGGGGCTGGGCGTCCCTGTGGTCCTCTTCCGTTGTGGACGCGGCCTGCTCCACAACGGGAAGATCTGCGAACAATGTATCAAGATCTCCGCAGGTTACGGCCTCTGACGCCTTGAGAGATCGCGCATCGAATTCATGGCCCCGCAGCCGGCCCGCCGCCGCGTGGACGGCGAGCAGTTCACGGGCGTGCTCACGGTCGGTGTCGGAGGCGCGGTATTCGGCTGGCCCGAAATCAGAGCGGCGCGGGACCGATGGTGCCATGCCATCGGTCAGGTGCGGCAGGCCCTCGAACAACTGCGCCAGTTCGCCCGTGGTCCTCGCCGCACTCACGGCGGCGATCTTCTCTTCCAGCTGCGCGGCGGTCAGGTGGCCCAGCCGCTCGTAGGTCTGGAGCATGGTAACCGCCGACTTCCGGTCGCTGCCGGCCACTTCGCCATCAGGTGGGCCGAACATCTGGCCGGACCGGACCTGGGTGATCAGCTTCGCCAGGTACTGCTGCGGCGAGGCGGTGAATGGCGGCTTCCCGGCGGTCATCGGGTTGACCTGGTCCGGGTGCTCGGTTTCCATTTTCTCGATCAGGTCGGCGATCAGCTGCGCTTCCATGGTGACCTGCGGCAGGTAGCTTTTCGGGATGGTGCGCGTGGTGCCGAGCATACGGTTCAGCACCGGCAGCGGGATCGGCTCGTTACCGCCGGCGATCGGCGGCTTATCGTCGTCGGCGCGGATCTCGTTGACTGTCCGCGTGCCGATGTTCCGCTGGATCTCATACACCTGGGTGCGGGTGTGCGGGTCCATCTTCAGCAGGTCATCGACATCGAACTTCACGAACTGGGTGGCGGGCAGCAGCATCGTCAGCAGATGTTCCCACCGGGTCAGCCATGGGCGGAGCGTGGTGATCAGCTCGTCCAGCAGGTTCATCGTGACGTTCGAGTAGGTGAGCCCGTCGTTGCGGGTGCCGCCGACCCGGTACGGCTGCACGCCGTAGATCGCCGCGACCTGCGTGGCGTTCAGCTGCATCGCCTGGATGAACGCCGCCTCGTTCTGCGGGACGGTGAGCGCCTTGTAATCCCAGTCCCGGCCATAGACCAGCGGCTGCCGCATGCGGATCGTGTCGGTGAGCCGCTGCCGGATCTGCTTCGCCTGCTGGTCGTTGACCTCTTCGTTAATGTTCTGGAAGGTGCCGGGCGGGAAACCGCCATTGGAGAACCAGTCAGCCGAATACTTCAGGGCATCAATGCCCTGCCCCCACAGCAGGGCGAACGCCTTGAGGGGACTGACGCCCTCGACCCGGCCAGCGACACTGAACGCTTTCAGGTGGACCAGCTCCTGGCGTTCCATCAGGTGGCCCTTGTAGTAGATCCGCGCCCGGTCCGGGTTCTCGGGCTGCATCTCGTCGTCCTGAACGTCCATCCGGTCGGCGGGGAGCCATGCTATGCCGGTCGGCAGGCCGAGCCCGTCAGGACCGGGGATACCACCCCGGTTGGTGATCAGGCCCCAGGCGTTGCCGTGCAGCAGTGCCGACGTGGAGCCTGTGAACATCCAGTCATACAGCGTGCCGCTTACTTGCGGGCCACCGCCAGCGACGGGCGAGCCGAGCAGCATGGTGGAGAAGATCCGCTCACTGTCCCCGTTGGGCAGCTGCCGGTACACCTTGATCGGCAGGGAGGCGATCTGGTCGGCGATGAACCTGATCGCCGAATAGCAGGCACCGAGCGCCAGTACCGAGTCCTGGCCCTGGGTTTCCCGTGAAGGATGGGTCGGCCCACCGATGTTGAATTTCCAGTACGGATTCCGCCAGGGGTGGTAACTGCCAGGGCATCCCGCCGATCGTCCGAGTTTCGATACTGATGCGATCAGCAAGCCCCATGGCCACTACCACCTCCGCTCACGCAAATAGCGGCGGCGGCCACGCCTGGTCACAGCATAGAAGCCGGAAGCTCCCAGCGCACCTTCCATGCCTCTTCGATCGTGGCAGCCCACGGCTCGAACTCGATGCCCCACGACCACCAGTGCAGGCCGTCATCGAACACAGTGTGCTGACCAGGCCAGTCCACGCCGAGGATCTGGCCGGCAGGGTCCGGGCTGTAGGACATGAGCGTCGCGCCCGCCAGGCCATGGTCGATGGCCATCACCAGCGTGTGCTCGATGACAGCGCCGTCGTCGGGGTGGTCGGCGGTCAGCCGGTACAGGGCCAGCACGTCAGCGTCACCGACCGGCCAGCCCTGCCACCGCAGCGACGCGGCGAGAGCCTCAGCCGCGCAGCATGCGATCCCGTCAGTGAACCCGCGCTTAGCGCTGCGCCCGCCACCCCCGCCAGCACCGTGGTGCGCCTTGCCCGCCGTGTGACGCGAGGTACCCGCTGGTTTTTGCGGCTTGCTCGCTTGAGTGACCTTGTGCTTAGGGCGCTGAGGACGCTGGGGGCGCTGAGGGCGTTGCTTCCCGCCGCCGCCAGTTCCGCCGGCGCTCGGCTTTTTGCTCACGCCGGTTCATCCTGGCCCGAGGTTCTTGGCGTGTTCCCAGGTGACGATGTCCGCCGCAGCCGTCTTGGTGGCGCCGTAGTGGCGCTTGTAGGGCCACTGGCCGAGCGCGTGCGCAAGCGCCACGTCTGCTGGGGTGGCCACATCGGGCACCGGCACTGGTACCGGATCTGGTACGGGCACTGGCGCGGGCAGTGTGGCTGGGACCGGCACGGTCGCGTCGCCCTGCTCGGCCAGCAGCCGGGTCAGGGTCGCCCACGACATGGAGAAGCTGCCCTTGTTTCCCCATGATGGAGTCCAGGAATTGTCCATGAATACCAGCATCGAGGCGGTGTCGAGTCCCCGGCCGACGACCTCGTGGCCACCTCGGATCTGGGCGCCGGGCGAGATGGCGACCAGGCCGGACGAATCTGGATTATCGAAGCTGTCGTACCAGTTGAAGCCGAACAGCACCGGGCCAGCCGACAGGGCCTGGAGGGCGGTGTTCAGGTCGAAGCAGTGGGTGTAGCCGGACAGCAGGCCCGCGTTCTGCGCCGCCTTGCACACGCTCAGCCCGTCGCTGCCGGTGTCGTCAGGCGGGTAGGAGCCGGGGTAGCCGTCGAGCCGGGTGGCCGCCCCATACAGGCTGATCGCTCCCGCCTCGTTCAGTGTCATGTGCCCCACGGGGAGGGCGTCATAGACGGGAGTGGTGCCAGCCGCGCCGACCATCGCGTTGCCGGTGCAGGAGCCGAGGTTCCCCTGATCGAGGATGCCGATCATCCGCGCCCATATCACCGTCCGCAGCACACCCTCGCTGCGGTAGGGGTAGGCGAGGGAGCGGGAGTCGTGCCAGACGTGCCGGCCGAGCGGCTTGCCTTCGACGGGGTGCTCGGTGATGTGGTCAACCCTGACGGTGTGGGTCATCCGATCTGGTACCTGTCGATCATGGCACGCAGCCTATCGTTCTCGGCTATCAGTTCCCTGACATCCGGCTGATTCAGTGGCAGGTCACGGGCGGTGCGCCAGCCCATCTTCGCCGCCGACGCGCACCAGGCGAACGCGAAGAACACCATAGTGAACGCCTTGGCGGTCAGCCAGGCGATGGCGAAAATCAGGCCACCGATCAGGCCGAGGATCACCTTGCCTGGTGATGCCTTCCTGGCGTCGGCGGTGATCGCCTCCAGTGGCACCCGCTCGTGCAGCGGCTTGCGCCCGTTCGCCGGGGCCATCGTCGCCGTGTCGCTCATCACTGCACCTGCTTCCAGTGCTGGTCGTCGCTATCAGAGCCGGTCGCGCCAGGCAGGCCCTTGATCACCGTCTTGGGGGCGCCCGCGGGGGGGGGGGGGGGGGGGGGGGGGGCCCCCCAGCAGGCATGTCCTGCGCCCACACGCCCAGGGGTGGCCCCATGTCGGAGATGAACGGCGGGCCGCCGCCGGTAGGCTCATCGTTTTCGGCCCAGCCGCTGTGCTGCTGCTCAGCCACGGACGGCCTCCTGCTGCTTTCCTGCGGGGATTGGGCGCCGGTAACCCACGGTGAACTCGGCATGCTGGATTTCCTGGCTGCGGGCCAGTTCATCCACGAACCGCTGGCAGATGACGTTCGCGTCATCGTCGCGCCCGTTGTCGTGGATGCCATGACCCTGGATGACGATCGTCCACTCACCCATGGCTGCCTCCTAGAGAACCGACCTCAGTACGTCGTAGCCGCGCCCGAACTTCCGCGCTGCCCATACTGCCATGGTTCCCGCGCACAGCGGGGAAATATCGGCACTGGTGTCCCGCCGTGCCCAGGCGTGCATCCCGTCACCCACGTCCCGCCGGACACCAGCGGCGACCGCCTTGCCGAGGCTGTCCTGGCCCCGGTGGATGATCGTGTTGTCGCTGACGCCGCGCACGAACTGGGCGTGCGCCTGCGCTACGTCCCGCAGCTGGCAGATCTCCAGGATCGGCTCAGCCGTGGGGCGGGGTTTCTTCGCCGACAGGCCCGCCGCCTCACACGCGGTGATCAGCTCAGCTCCTGGCCCGATCGGGTCGATGACGATCTTGGCGACCCGGTTGTTGGCGACCAGTTCTTTCAGGCGGGGCATGATCCAGGCGACCCCGGACCGGTGATCGTCCCACTGCCCGTCGCTGCCGATTTCCAGCGCCGCGACCGGCACCCGGATGACCTCACCGGTCTTGTCGTCGGTGACCGCAGCCTCGACACCGGACACGATGCCAGCAATGGCGATCGTTGCCGCGCCCTGGTCGGGGGCGATGTCCACCGATATGCAGATCCGCTCCGGGCGGGGCATGTCGCCGGGGCCGGGCCATTCGCAGCCGCGCCACAGGTGCTCGCTGATCACCGACCACGACAGTTCGTCCAGTGGCCAGTCGCCGATGCCGAGGCGCTCGCGGTCGAACCCGGCCGGGTCCATCTTGACCAGCTCGCGGGCGATGTGCTCTTCGCTGATGCGGATGTTCATGCCCGGGTTGGCCCGCGCCCACGAATGCGGGTCGTCGCGCCGGTCATGGCCGAACGAGCAGCGCCGCTTGCCCTTGTCGGGGCACAGGTCGGGGCAGAACTCACAGGACCATTCCATGAAGCACAGCGTCGGGTCGTTCTGGGCCAGGCCGCGCTTGCGCACCCGGGACAGCTGGATCGAGTCGGGCATCCCGGCCGACGCGGTGTACCACATCTGCGGGTTCGGCACGGCCGACATGGTGGGCATCGACGCGGACACCTGCTCATCCGACAGGATCATGGCCTCGTCGTAGTAGACGGCATCGGCGGTGAATGACCGGCCTGAGCCACGGGACCGGGCCAGGAACCGCAGCCGGGGGGCGACCGACTTGCGGATCTGGGTGCCTTTGTGGCCGAAAATGAGGGTCGGCTCGGGGCGGAGTTCGATGGCCTCCTCGCCGTGGGAGGTGCGGATACCGCCCGGCTTGACCTTGCGCAGCAGCTCAGGGTTGCCCCGGATCATCGACTGCATGCGCAGGAAATGCTCACCGGAGGCTTTGAACTCGTGCGCGGTATGGATCTGCAGGGCCTCGCGGAGCACGAACAGGCCGGCCAGCTGACGGGCTTCCAGGCCCGAGTTTTTACCATTCTGGCGTGCGATGATCCAGGCCACCTCGAAGGCGGACCACAGCCCGTTGCGGCGGGTGCCCATCGACTGGGTGAGGCCCCAGCCCTGCCACTCATCGAGGACCAGGCCGGACTTGGCGGCGAAGTCCACCGCGTCCTCGCCGGCCGCGTAAGAGTGAGCAGCAGGGAGTGAGCACAGGCGGGGCCGCTGCGCTCCAGTGATCTCCTCGCCGTTACCGAGGGGAACGGTCATGCAGGCAGGATAGCTCCTACGCCTGCTGGGCTATCGCGTCAAGGCGGGGCGGTTCTTGCTGTCTACGGGTAGTCAGCTACCCCGTGCTTGGCACCCTTGCGCTGGTTACAGCGCCCGTGCGCTAGGTGCAGATTCGCGAAGTCGTCCCGGCCACCAGCGGATCGAGGCAAGCGGTGGTCGATGGTAACGCCCATGCTTCGCGGCGATGCTGGCCACTTCCCGGCCACCGGCAGCGTGAAGTCGATCAGCTCACCGCACAGAAAGCAATTATCGCCATCGCGTCCCCTCAGCCACGCCCGGATGGCCTTCGGGTCGGCGAAGTTGGCCCTGCCCATTCCCTGAATCACGGCACCTCGTGCCCGTCAGCGGTGAGCTTGACCAGTGTCTGCCAGTCGTCGGCTTCGGCGGTGCGCTCGGTGGCCACGGCGAAGTCCTCGAACTTCAGCACCTCGCTCATCATTTCGAGCGCCGCGTCGGACAGGGTCAGGCCACGGCGGGCAGCGTATGCCTTGACCCTGTCCTTGAACTCGCGTGAGCACCCGAGGGTGATGGTTGTCCGGTTGCCGCTGTCTATGCTCATAGTCCGTTGACTCTACGTCGCGCTACTGAATAGGTCAAGCATGGATGCCGAGCACCTGCCCAGCGGTCAGCCAGTCAGACGCGATGGCCACCTGGGCGCGGGGCAGCCTGCCCTGGGCGACACCGGCTCCGCCAGCACACACCCAGCCGTGCAGCGCGTTCTCGATCGCGTCCTTCGGGTTCGGGATAGATCCCGTCTCCACCCACAGATTGCTGGCGTCGTTGGACCCGCCCAGTTCCAGCGGGACCAGGTGGTCCAGCTCGCCAGAGACGTGCTGCTCACCGTAGGCGGGCTCGGACACGCTGTACTTGAAGGCAGTGGTCTGCGACGACGGTGGCCGGTAGGTGGAGGTCCGGTAGGTGGATGAGCACAGCAGCGCCGCCGTGATCGCCGGGTCATAGGCACCGGGCGTGCAGAGCGGATCTGGCAGCATCCCCGCATCCCGGGTATGGCAGGGACCACTGAGCGTTCCCGTTACGCGCCCTGGGTCGTGTACCTGGAACAGGTCCGGGCCGGTGACCGGCGACGGCGAGCTGGTAACGGCGCCGGGTGACGCCGTTGGTACCGCCACTGATCCACAGCCGCACAGGGCAAGCAGCAGCACGGGGACAGCGAGCTTTCTCATGCTTCTACGCTACCCGGTGCTACTGGCCGCTTCGCGCATGTTCTTCTCCCGCTTGGCCCGGACCTCATCCACGAAGTCGTCGGGGGCCTTCGCCGGGGCCAGTGCGTGCAGGGCCTCCATGCTCAGCCTGATCTCCCGCTGGAGCGCCGCCGCATCGCGGGGCACCTGCCCGTCATCGAGCAGCTGGGCGAGGGCGAGGATGCCCTTGGCGACGACAGAGTCGCTGTAGGGCTTCGGCAGGGCGCGCAGCTCGCGCCGGGCCGCCGCCTCAGCTGGGCGTATCGGCCGTCTCGGTGACACTGGGCTTCCCGGTCAGCCGGCCGAGCAGGTGGGCGACGGTCTCGTGCGGCGCGGGCTCGTTCTCCTCATGCCCGTGGGCGATCTGGGCCGGCGAATGTGCGGGTCCACGGTTTGCGGCAGCGGCAGCGGCTATCGCGGCGGCGACCTGTCCCGTGCTGGACTGTGAGGATTGCATGGCTCCTCCTACGTCACTCCGAGCGTCATGTGGAAGTGGCCGATCTTCAGCACCCAGTCGAAGCCGCCGAGGGCGTGGACGACGAGTGCCACCAGGATCAGGATAACGATTACCACCAGCACATAGATCAGCCACCGCAGGAACGCGGGGACCGTGGCCAGGAATCCCATGCCGTTTTTCCTCCTCCTGCGGCCAGCGGGAAGCAGTCTACCCACGGCTGGCGTTGACAATCCTGTATCGTCTGGGCTACAGTACGCACTCATGGGTGACATGTATATCGCCACCACCCCCCGCTGTCCCACCCACGGGAAGATGAAGTGGATGCACCCCGTTGACTTCAACAACGTCTTCGTCGGCGACAGCTACTGGATCTGCCACGGGTTCGACGGCGAAGGCTGCGACTACCGCGTCGAAGAGGAGGACGTAGGCTGGACCGCCGTGTCATTCGGGTTCAGGGCCGGCGCATGACACCGGAGAGACGGCCCCGCCTGCTGGACCTGTTCTGCGGTGGTGGTGGTGCGGCCGCCGGCTATGACCGCGCCACAACGTTGAGGGCCGGGAACTGATGTTCGCTGTCT